TTTCATGGACGATGTTAATTACATCAAAGAAGCTGCCGGAGAAGGCAAAAAAACGAATTACTTTATTGAAGGTGTATTCCTTCAATCAAACCTCCAGAATAGAAACGGAAGGGTATACCCTAAAGAAACTATGGTAAACGAGGTTAATCGATATATGAAAGATAATGTCGAGAACAAAAGAGCATATGGAGAACTAGGACACCCAAGTGGACCTACTATCAACTTAGATAGAGTCTCTCATATGATAACAAGTCTTAAAGAGGACGGCAATAATTTTATTGGTAAAGCCAAAATAATGGATACACCGATGGGAAATATAGTTAAGAATCTTATGGATGAGGGTGCTCAATTAGGAGTGTCTTCAAGAGGTATGGGATCACTTAAACCAAATAACGGTGTTATGGAAGTTCAAGGTGATTTTATGCTAGCAACTGCAGCTGATATTGTAGCTGATCCGTCCGCGCCCGACGCGTTTGTTAAGGGTGTTATGGAAGGTTGTGAATGGGTTTATGATGCAGCAGAGGCTCAATGGAGAACTCAGCAAGTTGTAAATGAGATTAAAAACACAGGTATTAAATCAAGTAAGGTCTTGCACGAGCGTAAGATAGAGCTATTCGAAAAGTTCTTGAACTCGCTAGTATAGGGTCCTTATAAATAATACTACGAAATACTTTTTATTTATTTAAGAGGAGCTAAAATGGCTGATAAAGAATTAGAGCAGGTAGTCGATACCGAAGCAGCACAGCTTGATGAATTCAAGGCTACTGGCGATGCTTCTATGGTGGCCGACCCGGTTTCTACAAAGAGCAATAAAAGACCAGCAGACAAAGAAGGTGGAGAGAAGGCTATGCCTACTCTATCTAAAGCTGGCATGATCGGAGCTGTGGTCCAGAAATTAACTGGATTTAGCAAAGGTGGAGTTAACGATGCATATAGTACTATTTTTGGTAAAGATGCAAAGAACACATCTGGCAAAAACATGGCATCAATCGCAGGTAAGAGCAAGTTTAAAGAGGACGTAGAAGAAATCTTTGACGGGCAGGATCTTGCAGAAGAGTTTTTAGACAAAGCAGCAATCATTTTTGAAGCATCTGTATCAGCGAGAGTTATTGCTGAAACAGCTAGAATTCAAGAAGAGTTTGACGCTAAGTTTGACGAAGCTTCATTAGGACTAAAGGAAGAGATGGCTGATAAAGTCGATGGATATCTTTCTTATGTCGCAGAACAGTGGATGGAAGAGAACGAAGTAGCTATTGAATCTAGCCTAAAGGTTGATATAGCTGAAAACTTCATGGTTGGTTTAAGAGAATTATTCGAAAACAACTATGTTGAAGTTCCACAAGACAAACTAGACTTAGCAGCTGATGCAATTGCTATGTCGGAAGAGCTTGAAGGCAAACTCGATGATTCTATAAACGAAAAAATCGAATTGCAAAAAGAGATTGATTCTTTGAGAGTTAAGAACTTAGTATCTGAGCAATCAGATGGACTTAGCGTATCACAGAAAGAGAAACTATCTTCACTAGTTGAAGGTATTGAATATAATGATGTTGACGAGTTTGGTGCTAAGCTAAGCGTAATCAAAAACCAGTACTTTGCTACTAAGAGCGTAATTGCGGAAGAGGTATCGGAAGATACACCTATCGACGTAGCAGAGGAAAAGGCTGCAATCGACCCATTAATGAGTCGTTATGCAAGTGCAATTTCACGCACTATAAATAAATAAATAATGTTTAGGGTAATTTAAAGGAGAACTATTATGGACCTTAGAACTAATTTAGTTGAGAAGTGGCAGCCAATTCTTGAGCACGACGATCTTACAGCGATCACAGATACTCATAAGCGTGCAGTTACAGCTCAACTTTTAGAAAATACAGAAATTGCTTTGAGAGAAGGAAGCACATATTCTAGTCAATCACTTCTCAGTGAGGCGACTCATACACCGACTAACGCAACTGGCGCAGACATTGATAATTACGATCCTGTATTAATCAGCCTCGTAAGAAGAGCAATGCCTAACCTAGTAGCTTATGACATGTGTGGTGTTCAGCCTATGTCAGGACCAACTGGACTTATCTTCGCGATGAGATCTAAGTATACTAACCAGTCTAACTCTGCAACTGAAGCTTTCTATAACGAAGCTGATACTGCATTCTCGACTGTTGCTGCCAATGCTAATACACTTGGTGACAAAAACGTTGGTAGTGTTCCTGGAAGCGCAAACAATGCTGAAGCGGGTGTTTATAACTTTGCTGACGGTATGCCAACTAACCAAGCTGAAGCTTTAGGTAATGCATCTAACGTTGCATTCCCAGAAATGGCTTTCTCAATTGAGAAAGTATCAGTTACTGCTGGTTCAAGAGCGCTGAAAGCTGAATATACTATGGAACTTGCTCAAGATTTAAGAGCTATCCATGGTCTAGACGCTGAAACAGAATTAGCTAATATTCTTTCAACAGAAATTTTAGCTGAAATTAACAGAGAAATCATCAGAACAATCAATATTGTTGCTAAGCAAGGTGCCACGACTGACACTACTACTGCTGGTACATTTGATCTTGATACCGATTCAAACGGTAGATGGTCAGTTGAGAAGTTCAAAGGATTAATGTTCCAAATCGAAAGAGATGCTAACCAAATTGCAAAAGATACTCGTAGAGGGAAAGGTAATGTTCTTATTACTTCTTCAGACGTAGCTTCTGCTTTACAAATGGCTGGCGTATTGGACTACACTCCTGCGTTGAACTCAAACAACCTACAAGTTGATGATACTGGCAATACTTTTGCTGGTGTTCTAAACGGCAGATATAGAGTTTATATCGATCCATATACTACTGGTAACTATTACACATTAGGATATAAAGGATCTTCAGCATTTGATGCTGGTATATTCTACTGCCCTTACGTACCGCTACAAATGGTGAGAGCCGTTGGTGAGCAGACTTTCCAACCTAAAATCGGTTTTAAAACTCGTTACGGCGTAGTTGCGAATCCTTTTGCAGAAGGAACAGGCGTAGGACTTGGAGCGATGAACAAAGATTCTAACGTATACTACAGAAGAGTACTTGTTAACAACATTATGTAATCTCAGATTATATTCTATTAAAAGAGCGCTTCGGCGCTCTTTTTTTGTTTAAAATAACAGTTGATTTATTTGAATAAGTTCATATAATATAGTTATAAACAAAAAAGAGGAATAGAAATTATGTTACAACTTGATAAATATCTTAAAGACATCGACGCTGCTACAAGTCTAGATGCAAAGAAAGAAGCCTTAGTAGAGATGATTAATGCATCGCATGCTAAAGCAGAGACGAAACGTAAAGCATTATATATTGCTGAGACGTTATCGCACCCAACTAAAGTATTGCAATATGCATACAACTTCGCTCTATCAGGAGAAGGAATGGCAGTTAAATGAATAGTGAGTTAGACTTCTTTGAAGAAGTACGTAGAGAGCTATGCAGTAGGTTCAAGGTGCGTGAAGACGCAGCTTGGACTAAGCAAGGTATGCGTGAGCGTAGTCATTATAAACCAAGACTATATGCTGACGATCCTCGTGGTCCTGTTATAGTAGTTGCTCGTGCCTTAGAATCATTAGACAGAATGAATGGAGATGTAATTGAAAAGACGTAAACCACAATTAGGTGATATGATTACTCATACGGAACCTTACTTTAAGAGAGAACACTCTGGTAAGGTTATAGAGCTCTTAGCCGCTCAGTTTGTATATGAGACGCCAGAAGGCTATCAACGTCATTGTATGTTCCACGAACTGTGGAAACCAATGCAGAAGGGGTCTTAGCACCTATCTGATAGTTAGCCTAAATACTTATATGGCCGCATTGACCCAACAACCTGACAATCTTAACTTCCTGTCACCACTAAAGTTTGACTTTGTGATTAATAAGTTACCTCATGTCAACTTCTTTTGTCAATCGGTCCTGCTTCCTGCTGTTACTTTAGGTACAGCTGAAGTACCTACTCCATTCGTTAAGATGCCTAACCCAGGCACACATATTGACTTTACTGAATTTCAGATCTCGTTTAGAGTTGATGAGCAGATGCAAAGTTATTTAGAGTTATATAACTGGACAAGAGCATTAGGTTTCCCTGAAAGCTTTGATGAGTACAAGTTATTATCTGATGACGATAGAAGAAAAAATCCATTAGGCTCTGGTGATATAATGAGTGATGCAACTCTTATCATTCACAATAGCGCTGCACAGCCTAACCTTAAAGTTAAGTTCATTGGATTGTTTCCGTCGACGTTATCAGAATTAATGTTTGACCTTAGAGGCGGTGATATATCATACATAGAGTGCATTGCGTCATTTAGGTATGAAAGATTCGATATAGAGTTGATTTCGAAGTAAGAAGCCGTTATAATAATCTATGTAGTAGATTGGAGATAACTATATATTATGACATTAGAAGATATTATGAATAAGTGGTCCGTCGATAGTGATATCGATCGTACTGAGCTGGGTGAGGAAGCTTTGAAGATCTCAAGGCTTCATTCCAAATACTTTAATATATTTAGCAGTGAGAGATTACAGTGTCGTAAGCTCGAGGCTGAACTTAAAGTTCTGAAAAAACAAAAATATGAATACTACAATGGTTCTTTGGACTATACTGAGTTAACTGAACTCGGTTGGGAACCTAATCCGTTAAAAATCTTAAGGACAGATATACCTCAATATGTCGATAGTGATAAAGACTATATTGAACTAACGCTTAAGATTGCATATCAACAAGAGAAGGTTGACTTTTTAGAGTCAGCAATCCGTTCCCTTAATAGTAGAGGTTTTAATATTAAAGCAGCTGTTGAGTGGGAAAAATTCAAGGTAGGTTTATAATGCCGTATATAGATAAGACACCGGTCAATAGTGTTAAAGAAGCAATTAGTTTATGGGAAGGTGTTATGCACGATCCTAATATAGATGGATTTAATGGCTTTGCATGCTTCAAAAAAATAATGCAAGTCAAATGGGCAGCTGAAAAAGCTCTCGAGAACGTACCACCTTATTATGGATTAGATGATTGGGTGGAAGAGAACGAACCTAAAGAAGAAGTTAAAGAAGGATCGTTCTATGGATATAAAGCTAAACATGATAACTTTTACCCAGGACTAGACGATTGATGCAAGCACTTATAATTGGTTACGGCTTTGTAGGTAAAGCGACTGAACTTACTCTTAGATCTATGGGCGTCGATCCTGTAACTATTCACGATCCACAAGCTGGGTTTAGTGCTCAAGTTAAATGGGATTTCGATTGCGTATTCATATGCGTTCCTACTAATCTTAGAGATGGTAAACTTGAAACAGATATAGTAGATGAAGTATATAATAAGTTTAAAGGTCATCAGATCATTCGTTCTACTCTACCACCTGAAAGTGTATGCTTGTATCCAGAAGCTACTATATGGCCTGAGTTCTTAAGAGAGGTAACGTTTAATATAGACGCTACTCAACCACAAGTTAGAGATGTAATAGGTATAAAAGAAATAGAAGGCAATATGTTCTATGACCTTATACGTAAACATAGAGCAGTTGATGCTGTAACACCTAAAGAAGCAGCTATGTTTAAGATGTCAAGGAATGCATTCTTAGCTACTAAGGTTACATTTGCTAACGAATTAAGAAAGAAATGTTTACTGTTAGATATAGACTATGATGCTGTTAAATCATTACTACAACCTTCGTTAGACCCTGCTACGCATTGGGATGTACCTGGTCCAGATGGTAAGTTTGGCTTCGGTGGTAAATGTCTACCTAAAGATACTACTCACTATGCTACGTTAAGTCAAGATGTATTAAGCAGTATTATACTGATGCTAAATACTAGTCATAGAGAAGATTAATATGAAGATTGGTTTTACATGCTCGTCATTTGATTTATTACATGCTGGTCATGTGAGTATGTTACGTGACTCAAAAGCGCATTGTGATTATCTTATATGTGGACTGCAGGTAGATCCTACTATCGACAGAGCAGAAAAGAACTCTCCAACACAAACTATCGTTGAACGATATACACAACTACAAGCTATTAAATACGTAGATGAGATTATTCCCTATGCGACTGAATCTGATCTATTAGATATATTAATGATGCTTCCTATCAACGTTCGTATCCTCGGAGAGGAATATAGACAAAAAGATTTTACAGGTAAAGAGATTTGCCAGAGAAGAGGTATAGAGTTATTCTTTAATAATAGAGACCATAACTTCAGTACAACAAATCTTAGACACAAAGTATATGACAGAGAAATTATACGTAGAAAAGTATAACGACGCTTACGTCAAAGCATTCTGTGAACCTGGTGTAGCTTATGAGCTTTCTGAGTTCTTTACATTCACAGTTCCAGGTGCTAAGTTCATGCCTCAGGTTAGAAATAAATTCTGGGACGGTAAGATACGTTTATATAATCCGGCCACTATGCTACTGTATGGTGGATTAATACCGTACATAAGAAAGTTTGCTTACGAAAGAGGCTATGAGGTTGACGTTGATGATGAACTCATGGACGAACAATACTCTATTAAAGAAGCTACTGAATGGTGTAAGGGTGCATCTAACCTAGAACCAAGAGACTATCAGATAGAAGCTTTCGCTCATGCAATGAGATCAAGAAGATCTTTATTACTATCTCCTACTGCTTCTGGTAAGTCATTAATTATTTACTTCATAGCTAGAAAGATGCTAGAAGATGGTATCAAAATTCTCACTATCGTTCCAACAACTTCGTTGGTATATCAAATGAAGACTGATTTTGAGTCATATGGTTATGAGAATAATATAAGAGTAATTGATGGTACTCAAGATAAGAGCTGGAGAGTAGACATACCTGAGAACATAGTTATATCTACATGGCAGTCTATATATAAGATGCCTAAGCCATGGTTCAATCAATTCAAGTGTGTGCTGGGAGATGAGGCACATAACTTTAAATCTAAATCACTCACATCTATAATGACTAAATTAGAAAACTGTCCTTATAGATTTGGATTCACAGGTACCTTAGATGGTACACAAACACATAAGCTTGTCCTTGAAGGACTATTCGGAACTGTTAAGAAGGTTACTACATCTAAAGAACTAATGGATGAAGGTACGTTAGCTGAGTTAAAGATAAAATGTATACAGCTAGCTCATCCACAAGAGGATTGTAAACTACTTAAGAAAGCAGACTATAGAACTGAAATAGACCATATCATACTTAACGAGAAGCGTAATAAATTCATTGAGAACCTCGCTCATTCACTTAAAGGTAATACGTTAATACTATACCAATTAGTTGAAAAGCATGGGAAAGTATTATATAATAGTATAGTATCAGAAATAAAAGATGGTCTATATCCAGACCGTAAAGTCTTTTTTGTTTCTGGTGAAATAGATGCTCAGATAAGAGAGAATATTAGAACGGTAGTTGAGACTGAAAAGGATGCTATTATTGTAGCTTCTTACGGTACCTTCTCTACTGGTATTAATATTCGTAATCTAAATAATATTATATTTGCTTCACCTTCTAAGTCTAAGATTAGAGTTTTACAATCAATAGGCAGAGGTTTAAGGAAATCAGATACTAAAGAGGCTTGTACTCTTTTTGATATTGCTGATGACCTTTCATGGGGCTCGAAAAGGAATTATACACTTCAACATTTTACTGAAAGAGTTAAATATTATAACGACGAGAAGTTCGATTATAAGATCTATCAAGTA